AATATATGGCAAGGAATTTTGATTTTCTTAACAACTTGTTCTTAAGCAAGGAAGCAATTAAGACGATCTCCCTTATATTAGAGGGAACTGTTAGTGGACGTGATGATATTTTCGAAACCCCAATTTCTGCAGCACGTGGATCAAAACACGTCCTTCAAGGTTGGACTGATATCTACAATGCTAACAAGGGAACACTCTCTGAAGAGTTGCAGTCATTGGAAGCGTCTCAAATTTCTAAATTCGGACCCAGAAGTATTGCTGTACCATGGGAGGAAAGGAGAGAAGGTGTTCTTTCTTACTTCGGAGAAGGACCTAAGGTAACACTTAGTTCTTACGATGCACCACGCTCGGTCTTGAGGCCTTTATCTTTAGATAAAGCCATTACTTATATGAAAAATTCAACAAACTCTGGTCTTCCGTACATGGTACGCAAACGACGTGTAAAAGAAGAAGCCGTTGATAACTTTGATAAATTATTAACCAGAGTTGATCCATGTATGTTGTTCACGCGCACTCAAGAGAATAAGAAAACGCGAACCGTCTGGGGTTATCCTATCGCAGATACTTTAATGGAATTGCGTTACTTTATACCACTTTTGAGTTATTCTAAAAAGGCAAGACATCGATCGGCAGTAAACGGCCCAGAAGCCGTAGATCGTGCTATGACTGATCTTATCTTAACGGCGGTTAAGAAAGATGAACACTTAGTGAGTATAGATTTCTCAGCTTACGACTCGTCATTGAAGTTGGGATTACAGAATATTGCTTTTCAATATATCAAAGATGTTTTTCAGAAAACCCCAGAAAATGAGAAATGGCTTGATTATATTGCTTGGCGCTTTGGGAATATAGGCTTAATTACACCTGACGGTGTTAAGGACGGTCCCCATGGTACACCTTCTGGCTCTACATTCACATTAGAAGTAAATTCGATAACTCAAATACTTATCGCCAACACCTTCGAGGACATTGCAAATACAGAATTCCAAGTTCAAGGGGACGACGGTGCGTACTCGACGGATAACCCAGAGGGTTTGAAGAAACACTTTGGTGAATTCGGATTGACCGTCAATGACGAGAAGAGTTATATAAGCAAGGAATATTGTATCTACTTGCAGAATTTATATTCCATTAACCATATGAAAGATGGAATAATTCATGGAATTTATCCAACCTATCGAGCCTTAGGAAAGATATGTTTCCAAGAACGCTTTGACGATTTTAAAGAATATGAATTAGAAGGTAGCGACTTCTATGCAATTAGGACAATCTCGATATTAGAGAATTGTTGTCACCACCCTTTATTCGAAGATTTCGTTAGGTACATACTTAGTTTAGATAAGTATGGACTGAAATTCTCTAAAAATGGTTTAGCCAATTATGTTAAGATGATTGGAGACAACTCTGGTAGAGGAGAGATGCTTAATCATCAGTATGGTGATGATCTTACAGGTATTAACAATTTTAAAACTGTTAAAATGATTAAGAAATTAAGCAACTCTGGCTAAACAGGGGCGGACACAAG